TACTTTAAAAAAGGTATAGGATTTGAGGCTATGCCAAAAGATATTGTGGAAGAGTATAATATATATGACATCATATCTTGTGGAGAACTGTATGAAACACAGTATAACCTGTTGAAAGAAGAAGATTATCTCAGCTTAAAAAATGTTATTGAGTTATCAAATGATATGACAGATGTTCTTATTGACATTGAAAGAAATGGTAATGCAATAGATATAGAAACATTAAACAAAGTTCAAAAAGATTATGAAGAAGAAAGAAAAGAAAAAGCTATACAGAATACAAAGATTATTAAAGCTGTCATGGGTGATAGGCCATACAACTTAGCTTCACCTGAACAGTTATCAGAAATCATATGGTCTAGAAGAGTTAATAATAAAGAGGAGTGGGCACGCACATTTAATATCGGCACTACCTCTAGTGGTAAAAAGAAGTATAGACCACGCATGTCTAAGATAGAGTTTGATCGTAATATAAAAAGACAAACTACTATTGTCAGTCAAACTACAGTTCGCCAATGCCCTAACTGTAAAGGAACAGGGAAGCAGCACAAGATAAAAAAAGATGGAACTCCTTATAAAGTACAGCCTATGTGTAAGCATTGCCTTGGCACTGGTTATCTTTATGATGCCACCAAGAGCATAGCAGGCTTTAAATTTACACCAACACATATACAACAAGTGACAGCACATGGTTTCGCAACAGATAAAACCACACTAGGTGGTCTAGCTACCATTGCTAAACAGAATAACTTAGATGTAGCACATACATTTTTAAGTAACATGCAAAGGATAAATGCACTTGACACTTACATTAATTCTTTTTGTAAAGGCATTCGTAAGAATGTAATCAACACTATACTACATCCACAACTATCTCAGGTACGAACAGGCACAGGTAGATTATCTTCATCAAGACCTAACTTCCAGAACTTACCACGAGGTAGCACAGCTTTAGTAAGGCGTGCTGTTGTATCTCGTTTTCCCGGTGGTAAAATATTAGAAGCTGATTATGGCCAACTTGAATTTAGAGTAGCTGTATGGATGAGTGATGATGCTGTAGGTAGAAAAGAAATTGAAGAAGGCTTTGATGTGCATGCATATACTGCTAAAGTTTTAACTGAGTCTGGACAAACAACAAGTAGGCAGGATGCAAAAGCTAGAACATTTAGACCACTCTATGGTGGCACAAAAGGATCTGCTGCAGAAGTTCAGTATAACAATTCTTTTATGGATAAGTATCAAGGTATATCCTCATGGCACAAAGAGTTACAAGAGGAAGCTATAGCAAAGAAGTATATTACTACTGTAACAGGCAGACAATTTGCATTTCCTAATGTACAAAGACTACGTAATGGTGCAACAGATGCAACTAAGATAAAGAACTATCCTGTACAAAGTGGAGCAACTGCTGACATCGTACCTTTAGCTTGTGTGCTTTTTCATAGATCACTTAAACAATTGAATCTAAAGAGTAAATTTATAAACACAGTACATGATAGTATTGTTGTTGATGTACATCCAGATGAGATAGATCTTGTTTGCACTACATTATATAATGATATGATGGGTGTGGTAAGAGAACTCAAAGATAAGTTTGATTTAAACTTAGATGTACCCATGGAAGTTGAATTAAAAATAGGTGATGATTGGTTAGATATGGATGAAATATCTGTTGACAATCAAACGAACCTGAATATAACAGAAGATAATATTATAGGAGAATTGCATGACAGAGAATGCACTAACAATCAAAGACATAGACAACTTACCAATTGATCAAATCGCAGCCGAGTTTGGTTTTAATGACGAGGGTGTAGCAAGTACACCTGGTTTCCCAAGGCTAACAATAAATAGTAAAGCACGTAACAATGCAGGACAGAAAGTTCCTGATGGCACAGTTAAAGTAGCACATCCTGAACATGGGATTATATATGCAGACGATGCTTCTTTACGCATACTACAACAGCGTTTCTTTTATCAGAAGTATGATGAGAATGCTACATGGCAGGACAAAGATGGTAACGACCAGAAAGGTAGATATGTAAATAAATCTATCTATGTTAGTAATCCATACGATGAAGCACTTGATGAACAAGGCGGTGTGAACTGTGGTAAATTTAAAGTAGATGATTGGGATAGTCTTTCAGAAGAAAGAAAGAATGAGTGGCGAGCTGCTAAAAGATATAGAGTTATCTTTGGATTACTTACAGTCAAAGATGCTTTTGCTGAAGGTAAAAAAGATAAGGTGTCTTTTGAAGATCTACCTGTTATATTCCAGATATCTAACAAAGATACATTTAGAAACTTTGGTCAGATTACAAGTCAAATGATTAAAGATAAAGTTCTGCCTTGGAAACAATTGCTTAAACTTAATTTTAATTTTGAACAAACACCTGCGATTAGTTGGTATACAATTAGTCCTACAATTTTAGGTGAGCAAACAGAAATTAAACCTGAATACTTAGAGGTCAACAAAGCATTTGGAGAACATATACAAGCGTATAATGAATCTATTCGTGCTAAAGCATATGAACAAAAAAGATATGCTAAAGATGTTGGTGGTGTAGGTGACTCTGATTTTATTGATGTTGAAGCACTGCCTGAATAATGAACGAAAATTTAGCAAAGGTTATAGCTTACCTAGAATCAGCTAACAGGGGTGAGTCTTCTATGTCTGAAGAAGTTATAAACAAAGCAGGCGAAGACTTTAAGCAAGCCCTTAGAAAACAGTTTCAATCACACGACTATAAGTTTAAAGCACGACCTTCTAACTTAGGTAGGCCACTGTGTCAGTTACAAATGGAAGCTGCAGGTGCTAGAAAAGCAGACAAGAACTACAGTTTCAAAATGATTGTTACTTTTGGAGACGCAGTAGAAGCAATACTAAAAGCTGTATTATCTTCTTGCGATATTAAATATGAAGAGGGTAGTAGGTTTAATATAACTGATGACATCTCTGGTGAAACTGATTTATATACTGATGATAGAGTAGATGATATTAAATCCTGTAGCCCTTGGGCATATCGTAATAAGTTTTTAAACTTTAAAGGTATGAAAAGCCACGACACCTTTGGCTATCTAACTCAACTACATCTATATGCTTTTGGATCTAAGAAAGAAGTTGGTGGTTGGTGGGCAGTTAATAAATCAAGTGGTGAAGTTGCATACCTAGAAGATGAGTCTTCTGATGAAGAAGTACAACAATCAGTTGATGATGCTTTTGTAAAAGTAAAAGCACTAGAAGACAATAAACCATTTGAAAGATGTTTTGAAGATGAGCCTGAAACCTTTCGTAAAAAAGAAACAGGCAATAGAATATTAGGTGAAGCTTGTTCCTGGTGTGATTTTAAATTTAGTTGTTGGGAAGGATTAGAATATAAACCTCAACCAATATCTTCTGCAAGAGAACCTAGATGGCTTTATTATACACATACAGAGGACAAGAGTAATGTCGAAGAAAAGAAAAGTTGAAGTTAATGAAGATGATGTGGTCATTGTAGTTACACCCAGGCTAGACAAGGATGATGAGTGGATACATGAAACAAATGTACATTTTTCAAAGAAACATTTTACGGATGAAAAAGCTGCTATTGCACTGTCTGAGTTATGTCGTGCAATGGTTGGCTTCAGTTATGCTGCTAATAATGATGACATTCTTTTTTATTCAGGTGTTTTTTATAGAATCCTTGAAGGAGATTTTAAAGACAAGCGCAGAAAAGTTAAGAAAAAAGATAACATAATATATTTAGACAGGAATAATGATGACTAAAAAGAATGAAGATGTTGTCAATGAACCCTCACACTACAAGGCAGGAAATATAGAAGCTATAGATGCTATCGAAGCGTCTATGTCTAGTAAAGAATTTCGTGGGTATTTAAAAGGTGCTATGCTCAAATACATCTGGCGATACACATATAAAGATCGTGCTTTAGAAGACCTATTAAAAGCACGTTGGTATCTAGATAAGTTAATACAAAAGGTAGCAGATGCAGATAATTCTAACAGTGAGTCTAACCCTGGACACTGAAGAGTATCCTATACCAGTTGATGGAGAAATAGCAAATGAATTGGAACAGATCGTCACAGACGCATTCTACGACATCGAAGGGATACAAATCCAAAAGATTCAAACGAAGAGGTCAATGGCCTCCTTTAAAGATACAATTTGAAGAGGGACAAAGAGCCTTCTATAATGGTAAATTAAAAAACCCTTACAATGTAAACAACATAAGGCATAAGGAGTGGGAACGAGGTTTTAACTCCGCCTATTTTAACAACAAGAAAAGAAGAGAAAGAAGATGAATGAAATAAAATTACCAACAGACTATCAAAGTTTTATTCACATATCTAGATACGCTAGATGGGTTGATGAATATAATCGTAGAGAAACATGGAATGAAACAGTTGATAGATATTTTAATTATATGGAAACACATTTAAATAAGAAATATAATTACAAATTAAGCACAGAACTTAGAACTAAATTACAAAATGCTGTGTTAAACTTAGAGATTATGCCATCTATGAGAGCTTTAATGACAGCAGGCATAGCATTAGAAAGATGTCATGTTGCAGGATATAATTGTTCTTACCTTCCTGTTGACAACATACGATCCTTTGATGAGTGTTTATATATCTTGATGTGTGGCACAGGTGTAGGTTTTTCTGTCGAAAGTAAATACACTAAACAGCTACCTATAGTTAATGAAAAACTTATTGAAAGCGATACAACAATAATTGTAGGTGATAGTAAAACAGGATGGGCAAAAGCATATAGAGAACTTATACATTTACTTTATGCAGGCACGATACCTACCTGGGACTTATCTAAGTTACGACCTGCAGGAGCTAGGCTTAAAACATTTGGTGGTAGATCTTCTGGACCTGATCCATTAGATGATTTGTTTCAGTTTACTGTAGGCATATTTAAAAATGCAGTAGGTAGAAAATTGAAACCTATTGAATGCCATGATATCATGTGTAAAATTGGCTCTGTTGTGGTAGTAGGTGGTGTAAGACGATCTGCATTAATTAGTTTATCTGATTTAAATGATCAAGAAATGTCACTAGCTAAATCAGGAGAGTGGTGGAATACACAAGGACAAAGAGCACTAGCTAATAATTCTGTTTGCTATAAAGAGAAACCACCTATTGGTATTTTTATAAGAGAATGGTTGAACTTATATAACTCTAAGTCTGGAGAACGTGGTATATACAATAGACAATCTGCTGTTAGTAAGTCTTTAGAAAATGGTAGACGAGATACCGAACATGAGTTTGGAACTAATCCTTGTAGTGAAATTATATTAAGGCCATATCAGTTCTGTAACTTAACAGAAGTTGTTGTTCGGTCTGACGATACTCTTGCCTCACTTAAAAAGAAAGTAGAGTATGCTACTATACTTGGCACATTTCAATCTACCCTTACAGATTTAAAATATTTAAGAAAGATTTGGAGAGACAATACAGAACAAGAAAGACTTCTTGGTGTATCTCTCACAGGTATTATGGATAGTGAGTTACTTAATGATGCAACAGATACAGGCTTAGAAAAAAGATTACAAGAACTACGTCAAGTTGCAGTCGATACAAACTTAGGTTTATCAGATGCACTTGGCATTGAACAATCAACAGCTATCACTTGCGTAAAACCTTCAGGCACTGTATCACAACTAGTCAACTCAGCTTCTGGAATCCATGCAAGGCATTCTAATTATTATATAAGAACAGTAAGAGGGGACAAGAAAGATCCTCTAACACAATTCTTAATTGATCAGAACATACCTTGTGAAGATGATGTGATGCAACCAGATAATACTGCAGTGTTTAGCTTCCCTGTAGAATCACCTGAAAAAGCTGTAACTCGTAATGATACATCTGCTCTTGCTCAATTAGATTTGTGGTTATTATATCAAAAAAATTGGTGTGAGCATAAGCCTTCTGTAACTATCACCGTTAAAGAAGATGAGTGGTTAGATGTGGGTGCATGGGTATATAATAACTTTGATGATGTGGCAGGTATATCTTTCCTTCCGCATTCAGATCACACATATAAACAAGCTCCTTACCAGGAGTGTAACAAAAAAGATTATTTATCTTTAGCAAAGACTATGCCTGACAATATTGATTGGTCTTTATTGTCTGACTATGAAGTTGAAGATAATACAAAAGGAGGTCAAGAATTAGCATGCACAGCAGACGCATGTGAGATTGTTGATATAACATAATGTCAGTAAAATTTTCAATTAGAACTAGTTATGTAAGCAGTACTCCATATGATTTTGATTCAGAGTATAATTTTGAATCCGTTCATTTGGATGAAGCTATCTATCATATAGAAGCTGCACTGCGTGCATCAGGATTCGTCTTTGATAGGTTAGAGGTAGTCAATGACGGAGAAGAAGAAGAGTTACCTCAATTAGATTTTGACTTTGAATTAACATAGGAGAATAATATGTCAGATAAAAAAGAAAAAGTAGAAGAAGCACAAGAAGTAGTGGAAGAAAATGTACCACAAAATTATGTAATTAGTCTTGAGTTACTTAATGAAGTGGTAAATATATTAGGCCAACTTAATTACAAATCTGTTTTCCAAGTGATGGAAAAAATAAGATCGTTACCTGCTGTTCAGCTTGATGAAAATACTAAGGAGACTAAATAGTGCTGTCGTTACTCGGCTCAGTTCTCGGCTTCGGAACTTCTTTTCTCCCCAGTGTCCTCGGATTCTTTGAAAAGAAACAAGCTAATAAACAAGAACTACTTATGTTGGAAGCGAAAGCTAAATACGCTTCTGAATTAAGCAAACTAAAATTAAAAGAATTGGATGCAGAAGCAGACATAGAAGAAGTAAAAGGTTTGTATAAACATGCTGAGTCATTGGCTCAAGCAAACAAATCTACATTTGTATCTGCTCTACAAGCATCGGTGCGACCAGTTATAACATATGCTTTCTTTAGTATATTTGCATTTGTTAAAATTACTTATGTAATCTTAGCTACACAAGGTGGAGAAGACTTACTACCTGCTATATTAGCTGCTTGGGATGAGGAAAGTCAGACCATTTTTGCCGCTATCATTAGCTTCTGGTTTGGGAATCGCTTATTTAAAGCAAGGAATAAATAGTATGGTAGAGATAAGAAAACCTGTAGAGTTTACAGCACTACCTGAAGGACATGCTATGCTTACCCCTTTCGGACCACATATTGTGTATTCAAGGATGCCTAATAAAATAATAAAATCCTTGAATAAGTATGTGGATTTAAAGTTAGATAAAGGCAGGGCTAAAAAGCTAGACCACTCAGAGCATTTAGTTGGTAAGGTATCTCAAGAATTTAGAATAGATCAAAAGCAGATAGAAAAAATTTCTCCTTTCTTTAACTCTGCTTTTGGTGCGTATTATCAATTTCATCTACAAAGACGAAATCAAAAACTTAATGACGATAGTGCAATTAATGTATACTATAATGGTGCATGGATAGTTAGGCAATTTGCAGGAGAATATAATCCTGCACATGTTCACACCGAGTGTCAGATATCTTGTGTAGGATATTTACAAGTTCCTGATTTTTCTGTTGAAGAAGAGAAAGAAAAGAAAAAACATTTCCCATCGCATGGTAACATAGAGTTAATACATGAAGGTAATAACATGTGGCATCAAGGTAGCATGAGAATTAAACCACATGTAGGGGACTTTATAATATTCCCTAGTTACTTATTACATACTGTATATCCTTTTAAAGGAGATGGAGAACGAAGATCTTTTAGTATGAATATAAGTTTAGATGTAGTTAAAAAGGAGTAATAATATGTCAGAAGAAATTAAAATAGTAGAAGTAGAAAAGAAGTCTTGGTATAACAATGCTGAAGGCTTTGATAAGTGGAGAGTGTTTCCACGAATATTAATAACATTATATGGTGTTATGTTTTATAGAACTTGTATGTGGTTTATGTCATTGCCTGATCCTACAAATTCTCAATCAGCATTTGTGTCAGTTATAGTAGGTGCAGGTGCAGCATGGTTTGGATTATACGTTGGCAAAAAATAAACAAGAATTTTTTAAAGCTAAAGACCAGGCTATGGCTAGGCACAAAGAATTGTATTGGGATTTTGGTGTGCGACTAGAAAAACCCTACCATGATATAGAGTTTAACTGTTGGGTATTAGAGTGGTGTAGCCCTCAAAATAAGGTAATTGGTTTTAATACTAATTTAGAAGGTAAAAATACACCAAACGCTGCAGGAAGAGAATAGAAGCTCATACAGAAGAAAACGATGTTTCTTATAGTATAACATATAGACATCCTTAAAACCTTCTTAGATCGCACCTATGCAATCTTTTTTTTAAAAATCCCTAAATTTTTTATACAATTTGTAGTAGACATGCTAACACAGTATATATTACTGCAAATCCTAGAACATTCTCCATGGATACCTCCTTACCTTATCAGGCACAGTTATATCCATATTTAAATATTAATCAAATCAATAGTATCAATATATACTATTCATCAAATAAATTATTGAGCTAGTGGATTATCGTTGTTACCTAGCTTATCCATCCTACCTTCAAGTCTGTCTAATCTTTTTTCTACATTATCAACTTTAGTTTCTAGTGGTGCAATGTTTACAGTTTTAAACTTTCTCTTCTCGATATTATCAAGACGTAAATTAAATTGTCCCCAGGTGTAGAAGCCTCCACCTATTGCGGTGATCACCCCCACTATAGTTATATACTGTTGAAGTTTAGGTAATATGTTTTTCATCTTAGTCTCCTATTAAAAAATTCACTAGGTTGTCCCTCTATGATTTGACCTAATGTATTCATACTATTACTAACAAGTTCTCCATATGCTGCAACGTTGTCTTGCATTGTTACTTGAGCATACATAGTTCTTGGTTCATACCAATTGGATTGATCTGGTATGGCCATATCGGTATATGATGTGAAGCCTGGTAGATAATTCATATAGGCAAGTAGTGTTGCTTGTCCTGCTGTATCGTATGTACCTGACTCTTGTTCCTGTTGTTGTGACTCTTGTTGTTGAGCTCGTATATTACTAGCCACTACCTGCTCTGCTATTTGATCTGCTTCAGATGCTGTTACCATAGTGCTAGTCATACTTTCTATTTGACTATCCATTGTTGTTACTTGCACTTCAGCCATAACTGTTGAAGGCATACTACCTACACTAGGCATAGGCACAATGTTTATAGATTGTAGTATGGTGTTAGTTTGTGCCTGAGAAGATGCTATCTGGTCTGACATACTAGGTGAACTAGAGATAGACATAGGAGATGTAGATGCTCCTGATGTGTTACTAGATACAGATATAGTAGAACTTGATTGTGATGTAGTGCCACCTGTTATGTTTGGATTTATTCTTTCTAATAAAGCATTAGTAGATGCTACTATAGATCTAACTCTATTTCTTTTTCTAGGCTTATCTTCATCCTCTACTTCTTCTGGTGTTATCTCATCAATAGATTCATCTAGTAGTTCTTCTTCTTCCTCTATTGCTTCTTCTTCATCAAACAATTCTTCTCTAGTTTCAGCAAACTGTTCAAACTCTTCTTCCATAAACTCTTCTTCAAAGTGTTCCTCAAAGTGTTCTTCTATCTCTTCCATTTGTTCTTCTGTTAATTCTTCTTCTATAAATATTATAAACTCTTCCTCCCTATCTATAATATGTATCTCAAAAATATCTATAACTTCTGTGTCTGTTATATCCTCTAAGGGTATAAAGTCTATATTTTCTAAGTCAGGAACAAAAAAGTCATCAGTAAAATTAAAGTCATCATCCAATGATATATGTTCATCTTCTAAATAATATTCCTCAACAAGAATGATATCAGTAATGCTAATAGTAGCATCATAGTCATCACTCCCAATGTGCCCATAGCTAACATCTTCAAAAACCACTTCTCTTCCATATAGGTTTGTTTCATCTTCGTGAAATCCATAAAAGTCCTCCTCTTCATCATAACCAAACAGCATGGAGTCTGTTAATCCTGCTCCATACAAGTAATCTTCTTCTTCCTCAAAACTATTTGTTAAATCATATACATCACATAATTCACTAAAGTCTGCATCTATTAAACATTCAGAAGAAAGATTACTAAAAGATTCATCTATGACTTCTGCCGTAGTTAAACTAAAATCATCAGTGACAACATAGGTGGAGCTATTATTGTCTTCATATCTCAAATACGTCACGGCTTCGTTGTTGCCTTGAACTCCGATGGTCAAATCGTGATTCTGTATGCGAAGCTCATCGTAGCGAAAAGATATTTCATTAGTTGTTTCATATAATATAGCCTGAAAGGTACTCTTTAACCCATTACTATACTCAGAAACATTGTCCCACATAATAACAAAGTATTGATCTGTATCTGCTGTTTGTCCAAATGTTTGTATGTAGGGAGATTTATTACCAGACGATCTTCTAATATAATCAGACCATGCAGGGAATACAGAGTAGTTAAATGAGGTGGCAGGTAGTGTTTCTGATCTGTAATTTCTTACTCTTGGTACAGAAAAATTTGACTGGAAAGTAAAGAATCCATTCATAGATATATTTACTTGATCAAAAGTCTGATCATAGAAGGTAAAATTAAAACCGATATCCTTGAGCCCAGACATTGAATCGTCACCCAAATTTAATCCAGTGCCTGTTCCTGTTATATCAATAATAGGATCACTGCCTATAGTAAATGTAGGCGTATTAGCCATAGCTGATTTTATTAGTGAAACAAAAGTTGTCATACCAACAGTGCATAGTATTGCAATTATAATTATAATTACATTTTTTAATGTAGTGTATATGTTTTTTAAGGAGAGCATATTTTATGCGTAGAATATTTTTTACAGAAGTCCTTTTTTTTGTAGGCTCTAAACTCTTGACCTTTCATTTCAGCTTTTATTAAATGCCAATCAGGTCTGTCTTCTGGATTCTCATCCCATGCTGTTTGTGCTTCAGCACCTATCTTACCTTTATATGGGCAGGGGCTGCCTGCTTGTTCCATCGCTTGGAAAACACGATGATCAGCACATAATAAACTTACTGCTGCGACCTTCATCCCCATGTCATAGAGGCCTTTACTAAGTTTCAGTCTTTCGCAGTTTTCGTCTCGTACAGATTTACCTGCTGATATACCAAATATTTGTGTCTGGACTGCTGCAGAAGCCCCTGTACTGCATAGGTCCTGGGAATAGGACATGATGGAAGGGGCCACCGCTGAAGGTGGGGCGGTCTTAATTCGTTGTGTCACCTTTTGTGTAGCAGATGAAGTACTAGTAGAATTATTTGTGTTCACATTTTGTGAACTGTTTACATTATTGTTGTTATTTGTATTCACGTTCTGTGTATTAACTGTGCTATTTGATGTAGATGTGTTTACATTAGTGTTACTATTTGTTGACACATTATTATTATTTGATGTTGAAGATACTGTGCTAGTGTTTGTAACATTTTGTGTCTGAGTTATGTTTGATGTGACATCACTAGTAGATGAGCTAACATTGTTATTATTATTGGTATTGGTTGCAGTGCTATTTATGGTTGTATTATTTGTATTAAGATTGGTATTGCTATTAGTGCTAACGCTAGTTGTATTATTCACATTATTATTATTATTTGTATTTACGTTGGTATTATTTGAAGTCACTGTAGAAGTCGTAGTGGTCGTATTAGTTATGTTCGAGTCCTCTGCAAATGCTAAAGTGGTAACAGCAACCACAGTTACTGCTATGATACTTAAATCTCTTATCTGTTTAAATGTTGACAATGTTTCCTCCCTATTTGTCAAATGTATTTGACGTGACTACTCCCTCTCTGATTCATTACACGTGCATGTAGGGCACGCTGTCCATTTTACAATCCAATAGCTATCCTCATTGAATGGTTGTTCACACTCAAATCCCAAATCATATTTCATTTGAGAATAAAATGAATCTGCTAACATCTTAGATGAAAATTTTCTTTCGTGCCCTGCCATGATCTTAACTCCCTACTAGCATACTTAGTAGTACAATAAGTACTAACGCACCACCAAGTATAGCACCCTTCTTAGTAATAGGGTTTGCTAATACAGATTCATTAGTTGTTGAAACTGTTTTAGCTTTTGGTTTTGCAGCTTTCTTAGCTGTCTTCTTTGTTGTTGTTTCTGCCATTGTTTTCTCCTATAGTTGAAACACGCCTCTTCTTATTACTTATATCTGGATTGATCTTCGTTTGTCCAAAAGTTATCTATATCCTCATCAGCTTTTGGTGTAAAGCCTAAAGCAGAAGGTTCTTTAGGAAATTTCAAATCTTTTGTTACAGTTCTTTCTGCTGCTGATGCAATCGTATCTAATCTTTGTTCGTAAGCTCCCTCTCCTGCATCATAATCCATAATTGTTCTTTCAATGCTAGATGTACGTTTTGGTTCTCTCCAAAGATCTAGTAGTGCAGGGTTCTCTGATTCTAGCATAGCTGTTGCTTTTTCTCTATAGCCTTTAAGTTCTTCTCTTAAAAAACCTTTAACTTTTATATAGTTTACATCTGTTCCTTCTATTCTTGCCTTATTATTTGCTTGTTCTACTAATAAATTAAATGGACTATTAGAATCAGCTAACATGTGTGGCAGATGAAAATTTATTACACGTTGTAAGTAGTGATTAAGTTGTCTTTGTGCTTCAGCATCCCCCCCTACAAATTTATAATCACCATAATCTAATCCATAGTAGTCTAAAGTTCTCATAACCATACTTGTTTTTCCTACTGTTAGTCCAAAAAATTGTTTTAATAAAGGATTAATTTTTTGCACTCTTTCGTTTATAGGAAGTGTAGGATCTATAGTATACTTTCTTTCTTCATCATAGATATCTCTATATAAAACATTACCTAATCCTGCAGGTAGTTTTGCAAGTATTTTAGCTAGTGCAGGAGATGATAAATTATCTCTGATTAATGCCTGTGATTTACCAGTTCTACCTGTTCCTAAAGAATCTTTTGCATAAGGTTCATCTATGTCATACTGCATAAGCACGTCATTAAAAATATTAAAAGTTTGCATATATTGTGACAAAACATTTGATCCTAAATCTAACATAGATTTATATACTTTATTAAGATTTGCTGAATCTTGTGTAGTTCCAGTTGCTAAATCTATAAGACCATCTACTGCTAGATTTCCAACATTACCTCCTCTAAAGTTAGCTCCTGTAGTTGCTTGTATAAATTCTTTTGTAAATTGATTAGCATCCTTCATTCTACCAGATCCAAGTCTATTAATAGAATCAGCTATAAATAAATATTGGGGTAAAGGAAAAAGTGCCCTAGTATCTATTACCTCATCAGGTTTGTTTAAATCATATCTTAATTCATACCATTTTGTGTCTTTTCCATACTCTGAATTTTTTAATTCAAAAGCTGTTCCAAGCATTATTGATCCATATATACCCTTACCTATATCTCTAACCTCTTTTTCGTTTAAAGCCTGAAGTCTTTTTCTTCCTTTTAAAGGTTTACCATCAGCACCAAGTAACTTCTTTCCAGTGCTTGGATCTATGTTACCTTTTACAATTTTTTTCGCACCTATGATTCCACTATGTAATAATCCTGCAGGTGAGTATTCATATTGATAACGCATAGCAGCAAACATAAATCTTGGAAAAGGTATTGCTATAGTTGCAGGACTGTTATTTATAATATCAATAATCTTATTGCCTAGTCTGCCAAAAGCATCAGTTTTAGGTGGATTATTAGCAAAAGTAAATTCCATAGCAAAATCTACAGCATCAGAAACCATTTTATCAGTTATAACGCTATCTTTATTTGCTCTTATTGCTCCCTTTTTAGCTAAATCATCTAGTGTATCGTAGCCTGATCTAGATAAAGATCTTTCTATATGGGTAAGAAATGCAGCAGATCTATACAAATGTTCTTGGCCTCTGTTTAAAAAATTTAATATTTTAACACCATCTTCTATTCCAGTTCCTATTTTAGATAATACTCCTTCTCCTGATTCAGCACCCATATCATTAGCTATATCACCAAATAAATGACCAAAAAGCCTGTCTTGTTGTTTTGGTAAATCTCTTAAGATTTGTGCTATGTATAAATTTCCTTTCTTATCCCCTGTACCTATGTTTAAAACATGTTTTGTTAGTGCACTCATATCAGAAATATAACCACCTTTCATAGGTCTTCCTGCTATCTGTGCCATAATTCTTTCAAACCCAGATAAAGCAATATCAGGAACAGCTTGAAATGCTCCTACAGACATCCCATTCCTAATAGCTGTTGCAGGTTGCGATACAAGTAATCCTTTTCTCACATTATTTACTCTTAACCAAAAACCAGGTTCTTCACGCCCTGATTTTTTACTTAACCCTCTCATAGCATCCATAGATAATTCATATTCTGTTTTTTTATGTGCTGCTAAAATATCACTTGCTATAGCTTTCATGCTTGTTATAGCATAATCAGCTTTTATACTAGATATACTTCCTAGTCCTCTACCATACTCAGATGCTTGCATAAGAACTACTTTAGCAAAGTCTTCTACACCTATTCCGAACTCTTGTATAACATCCCTGTATACTTCAAAGGGTATCTTTTTATCTCGAAGCATTTCATACACTTGTTCACTAACTCTTCGATTAGGATCTAATTTTTCTCCACTTTCTTTTATTATAGTTCTTGCAGCACCTGCTACTCTTTCCATAACTTCTGGTGCAAGACTAAATTTACCACCTTTAGATTCTATACCAATCTCATCTGCTACTTCTTTTAGTATCTTTTCACCTTCTTCTACTATTTCTTTGTCTAAAGGTTTTTTAACAGGGTTATCTAAACTGTCTTGAAACTGATCAAATTCTTTTGTTAGTTTTTCTGCTACAGTTTTAGTTTCTTTTTGTGCTAACACCTTACCTGCCTTACCTGTATAGTCTCTTAATGCAGCACCTCCTAACGCTTCAAAACCTTCTTCTAATAAATCCATAGTTTCTCTAGTAGTTTTAACTGCTTTTCTACCTGTATATGCACCCATTAAACCTCCAGGTAAAGCTGAAGCAGTACCTACTAAGGCTAATTGGCCATAATCAAAATCGTCTTGAGCACCTATTCTTTGTCTTGTAAATTGAGTAGCTGTATTAGTTGCTACGCCACCTACCATGTCCACAAAACCTGCCTTTGCAGCTCCTGTCAACATGCCTTTTCTTTGTATCTTATTAAATAATTGTTGTCGTGAAGCTCTTTCTATAGCTTTAGTCATAAAAGCCCTTGATGCTGCTTGTTTTGCAGCAGTTCCTGCACCACCTGTAAATAAAGATAACACACCTGTAGGTGATGCTACTGTAGATGCAACATAATCAAAAACACCTTCACCAAATCTAAATGCTCTTTCTCCTGCTGTTTCGTCTACTGTTCCTTGCTCATAAAACTTGGGCATAGCTTTGAATGCGTCATAAGCGTTTCTAAAATTATTAACAGCTTCTTGTGAGGTGTTATTAAGATAATATAAAGTAGTTGCAGCAGATACTTCGTTACTTTCCATCCATCGCATATCGGTTCTAAACTCGTTTACCAAATCTTCTACGTTTTTATTGTTAGGTGTTTTATCTCTATCAAAATAATATTTTCTTATACTAGAAATTACTTCTTCATTATTATAGAATAGATCATCCATGTTAAGATTTTTACCTGCATAAGGATTAGTAGTATCAAAACCTTTTACACGTTCTCCTTCAATTATTTCATTTGTTTGTTGTGACAAACCCCTTTCTTCAAAGTCAGGATCTGCATACCTAGACTGATCTTCTTCTTCCCAATTAAATTTTAAAGGATCTTCAACTATACTCATTTAATCACTACTCTTTTTTGGTTTTATAATATTTCCTTCTGAATCATACATTCTTCCAGTTCTTATATCATACCATCTATAATAATCTTTAACATAACCTACTCTAGGAGCTTTTGCATCAGGATCATCTCCTGTAAGTGTAACACCTGTAAGTATCCATCCTTTTTCATAACCAAAAGATAAATCTTTTTTATCTATAATATTTCTTTGAAGAAGGTTACTTGCTTTATCTACAGTCATAGCTTTTATTGTATTTTCTTGTACCCCTTGTTTTCTTAATATGGTTACTAATCTTTGTTCTGCAACATTTTCGCTTCCTATATAATTCTTATCATACTGTGATCCTGCTACACCATCATCAATGTTATCATGTATAGTGCTGTATGTTCCTGTTCCATAAACACCTGAAACCAATGTTTGAGTAGCTCTTTCACCTATATGTTTTGTTAAAAACTTTAATTTAATATTTTCTTCAGCATCCCAATCTGCTTGAGCATCTTCAACAGACATTACTTTACCTTTGTAGGTAGTTGTTAATTTTTTAGTATCATAATTTTTGTCTAGTTGTAATGCTCTTAATTGACCTATATTGTATTGAGGTCTTGGCACACTATTTTCTATAAGTGATGGATTGTTTTGTATTTCTTTTAAATCTGTTGTATTTGTAATTCCGTTATTATTTGTTAATACATTATAAATACCTGCATACGGAATACTAATTTTAGAATTTTCTATTGACTGTTTTAATGCGCCTGATTGATCGTGAGAATAAAGATGTTTTAAATTTTCAAAATCTGTAGTGCCATCTTCGTTTTTAAAAACAGGACTTACTGCAACAAGCCTATTAGCTTCAGATATTCCTGCTACTATTTCACCAACTCCTTCTGATATTTTTAATTCGTTATTATCATTAGTATTACCTACAAGAACATTATTTAAATTTCTTCTAAATCTGTTTACATCCGAAGAAACAGTATCAAAAGCTCCTATCCAAGGGCCATAATTTTGGTCATCAAACTCAAAATCCTCTCCACGAGCTCCTGCTTTTATAGAATAAGGATTAAATGCTACAGTACCATCTGCTTTTGCTGTACCTCCAACCGCAGTTATCCAATCACCAGTAATAATTTTTTCATCATTTAGTGCTCCTTCACCTACTCTTGTAGATTCAGCACTAAAACTGTATGCTCCAGATGTTTGAAAACGATAAGGATCTGGTCCAATATTAGCTGGATTTACAAAATTTAAAGCATCTCTACCTGTGCCTGCAGAAAGCCCTAATTTTTCTTCTGCACCTACAATAGCATCTCCTATAGTAGGCATTCCAATGTATTTATCAAAACCCTTAGATACATCTGTAGGTAAACTCATGCTTTGAGAGCCTGCTATAAATCCAGTAGGCATACCGCCAGTTGTATTAGTTTGATCTATTATGTTTTGGTTTGTAGTGAAACGTAACTGTTCAAATACTTTCTGTAACTGTAGGGTTGTTTGAGTACCATCAGGATCATACTCATTTAAAAATTCTTTAGCTGCATCTAGACTAGGTAAATTAAAAGTAGTTTGTAGTCTTTTTGCTTTTGCTAATCTCTTCTTTCTTTCATTCTCTATGCTATCTTTCATAGCTATAGCTTCAGGAATAATGTTTAATGTTTGATTAACCATAGATTCATAGGCTTTGTCACGACCTTGCATCTTGCTTGTAGCTGTATCTAATGTTTCTATCATAAAACCTTTTCGTTTACTCATTACATATCTCCCCTAGCCATAATACCTACAGGTTGTTCACCCCTCATCAAACCTTTTCTTTCCTCTACAGGAGCATCAATCGGTTCTTCTTCTGGAATATCAGCTATCTCTCTAGGCTGCATTCTTTCTTGCGTTTCATCATTTGCTTCTTGTAAATCCTCTAATGCTCTATCAAAATTAGATCGTTCCCTAACAGCACCTACTTTGTATTCTATGTCAGCTTTATCTGCTAACAACATTATAAATTCCCTTAAATCTGGTTTAATTAATTCTGCTACATTAGGGTTAAATCTTCCTTGTGCAAAACCAGTAAGAACCATAGCATCTGCTAAAGCAACTACAGTTATACCATTTTCTAATAAAGCAAACATTCTACCCATAGTTTCAGGATTAGATATTTTATCCATTATTTCTGCTAGTGCACTATCAGGAGTTGTGTGTGTTGGAGGTTGTTCCCAATTGTATTCTCCTTTTGGTACTGTTAAAGATTGACCAGGAACAGCAAAATTATCTAAAGGAGAATAAGGTTGTCCACTAGGTTTTGTTGGCTGTTTTTGCATGTATATCTCCTATTAAGTAAGTCTATATTTTCTAATTGTATGACCAACAAATGTGTTCATAATATTTTCAGGATTTCCATATGTAAAATTTATTTTTACAGCAGCAGGTATAGGCACTGTACCACTTCTTTCAACATACCTCTTTGTTCTACTTTTTGTAATATCTCTAGGTCTTACATATCTCATTGGATCTGATTGTGGTTTATCATCTGCTCCTGTAACAATGTCATAAATGTCTTTCCCTGTACTAAGCATCTCATTTAATTCTTGCCATGAATTTGCTTCTGCTTTTTCTGTCATCCTTCTCTCCTAAAAAATAAGTTCCCAAATAAAATTTGATAGAGATTTTCCACTTTCTACATCTAATTGCATATTAAAAAATTCTTTATCATGTTGTGATTGTAAGGCAGCCATTGCAAGTTGAAATCCTCTATCTCTTTCGTTTTGTGAGGATGCCCATGCTTGGTCTGCTGTGTCTCTATATTCTTGCCACATATTAGCTAAAGCTGTATTAGATAAATTTAAGTAATTAGCAGCGTTAACTTGTGCTTCTGCATTTTCACCTGCTGTATTTAAAGTATTAACTTGTCTATACCACTCAGCATTTGATTTAACTATGTCTAGCTGATTCTTAACATTAAACTGATCTCTGTTGTTAGCCATTGTAGCATTAAATTGATCAATAGTGTTAAACTGTCCTGCATTAAATTGACTAATAGTTGTATCTAATTGTGCTTGAAACTTAGATATGTCTGCAGCTAAGTTGTCATAGAATTTAGCAACATCGTTTTCACTAGTTACATTAAATTGTTCCATTGTGTTTTTAGCAGCTTGATCTGATAGCATTTGTTGGAACTTAGTTTGATAACTTAATACTGTAGCTTGTTGATCGTTTGACAAGTTTTGTAAATCCATTTGTAAGAAGTTTCTAGCACCTTCTACTTGAGCCTGCTGTCTGTTATTAAGACCTGCTAATTCCATCTGGGCATAAGTTGCAGCATTTTGAACTGTTCGTGCTTGCTCGAAATCTAAATTCTCTAAGTCAATGGTTTCCATCATCTTAGAATTAGATAGAACTCTAGCCTGTTCTGCATTAAATGTCAAATTATTTGCACTAAAGAATCTTTCAGATCTAATAACATTAGATTGTTGTGTATTGTTTAACTCTTGCCCTGCTAGTGCAGATTGCGTTTGTAATTGAGATAATACAACTCTACTTTTTTCAGATAAATTAGCCATATCAACTTGTAAGTTATTTGATGTATCTTGTAATCTAGCCTGCATCTCATTACTTAAATTTATATTCTGTTCTTCAGTATATCGTGCAGCTTGGATAACATTAGACTGTTGTGTGTTCGATAAGTTTTGGTTCTGTAGTGCAGCTCTCATCTGAGCATTAGCTAATTGTGTAGATTGTTGATTAGATAAACTTGCTTCGTTTAAAGCTAGTGCACCTGTGCTTTTAGCTAGTTCAGCTTGTTGCTCATTAGATAGATTTTGTAATTGTGTTCCTCTTTGAGCAGCAGCTACTTCTAATGCTATCTTTTGTCTGTTGCTTACATTAGTTAAATTCATGTTAGCATAGACTTGAGCATCTGCTTGAGCAATAGGTAGGGCAGATTCCATAGCTGCTTGAACAATAGCTGTCGCTGCAATAGAACTAGCTCCCATACCTCTTGCAGCCATTGTATCATTAGCTGCTCGTATTGCTCCTGCAGCCCATGCAGGTGTACCATCATCAAACTGAGTCATTAATAAACCCAACTGACCTTGTACAGTATCTTTAGCTTGAACATTTCCCTCTATGAATTGTGCTACTACTGTGTCTGGTACATTTAAAGTTTTTGCTAAAAAGGTTGCATCGCCTGTTAAAGTATATGCAGTCTTAGCATCTACTTCATCTGGTATATCTGTAGCTTTTGCAGCATCAGGTAATTCCTCTAGTCTTACAGTACCTTTAGACATTACAGAATTAACATCAGATACAAATGTAGACTGTGGTGTATCTCCTACATATGTTTTAGAATCAAATGTTGTTGTTGCTGCATCAGGTAATTCAGGTGCTCCAACTACTCTATCAGGCATTTCTTCGTCTGTAATTAATTGTGGCCTATCTGTAGGATCTACTTCTACATCTTTAACTAAAGCATCTTCTGTAGGTACACCTGTTTGAGGAGTTATTTCTCTACTTACAGTTCCTGTTTGGCCTTCAACTGTTCCAGGTGATCCTACTAATTCTGCTGTACCTTGTGCAGCACCTGTTGTTGTAGGTGCTACTGCATCTCCTGCTTGAGCTCTAGTTAAATCTTTATCTAGTACATTTCTAAGTAAAGCATTAAGATCATATCCTTGTTCTTTTAATAACTCATTAGCTTTATCTATTTGTTGTGGTGTGTAATCATAGATAGCTTGTTCTGGCATAGTAGGATCTGATACTTGACCTGCTGTAAAATCTACTACATTCATTGGTTCAGTAGTAGGTGCTTCTGTGTCACCATCATCACTATCTTGTTCCCCTGCAGCCACTTCTTTAAAAGGAATCCCATATTCATTATAATGTATAGTTTTTATCAGTTTACCATTAGCATCTCTAACTTCTTCTGTACGAGTTGTAATAGTGTATTTAGGATTGGGTGATGTTACAGGTTCTCCTACTTGTTCTCCTTTACTATTAAAGTAAGTAGTTATAATAGTTTTAAAGTCATCAGATACTCTAGTAGTTGTTTTACTTGGATCTACTTTGTTAGGATCAGGTGGTTGAATTGTATTTTCTTGTTGTTGATAGGTATATTCTCCTGACTCATCAGTTGTTATTTCTCCTGATGCATCTAAATAGTTATCTCCCATACCTTCACGAACACCTGCTCGTATCTCTGCTATATCTTCCTCAGTTAAGTTTACACCTTGTTCTGAAGCCGCATCAGCAGCATCAAATATAGCATCATTTTCTAACGACATTTGATATTCAGCAGCATCTAATTCACTTGTACCAAAACCTGCAGCTTCAGCACCTTTTGCAAAACTATCACCTTCTTGATCGAGTGCTGTGTTACGAACTGACCTGTCGTATCCAGTAGTTTGATTATTATTGTTGTTATTGTTGTTATTGTTATTATTGTTATTATTGTTATTATTGTTATTATTGTTATTATTGTTATTATTGTTATTATTGTTATTATTGTTATTATTGTTATTTTGAATAATATTAGGATTATACTTTGCTATAGCATCGTCTATAAGTTTTTGAGTGTTCGCATCAAAAACAAAATTACCAGGGCCATAAATTGAACCACCATTTTTCAACTTTAATGCTTTTGAATATGTTAAAGCATTTGCTCTATTCTTTACTTCTATATCTGTTAATGGTACTCTTTCCATTCTCTATTCCTTCTAAAATAATACTAATTTTAATAATAATCCTATTACACTTGATGATGCACCAATTAAGATAAACTCTATTCTATAAAGTCTTTTATCTATTGCAGCATATCGGTCAGCACATGCGTCAACATGTGATTCAATTTTTTGATCTACTGAGGCTACTGTTGGTTTAGCCATGTGCTCTCCTTATTTATATTTGTGTAGCATGTTCGTCAGCAGAATGGCTAGATGCTGTGGTAGAATTAGCACCTCTAGTGCATCCTGTTAAAACATTGCCTGTAATACCTGTATAAGTTATTTGTTCAGTACCTATTTGTATTGTTCCAGAACTTGTAAAAGGATTACTTCTTTTAACTCCAATTTCATTTATACTTGCACTTATATCTGCAGAAAGGCTATTAGCACCTTTAAAATTTGCATCTGCAACCCAGGATAAATCACCATTTTCAGCTTCATTAACTTTATACTTATTTCCCCAGTAATCTGCTTTGTCATCTATATCATAAATTATTTTAGCATTACCAGAGTTAAGATCAGCTATATATAATTCAGGGTTATCTGTAGGACCTATAACAGTTCTATTAGATTCTAAAGTAATTTCTTTATCATCTGGATATAAATATAAACTTACATTATTGTCTTTTCTTACTATTGTTTTCATAATTGACTCCTTTATGTCGTTGTTACTACTTGTATTGCAGTAGCACTTATTGCTCTACCTACTTGCTTATTACTTGTAGAAGTAGTAGTTAATGCGGTATTGCTATCTAAGTAATAAGTAGAACCTATAGTTAATCCTGATTGGTTATCATCAATTCCTGCTTCTAAAGCAACCCCTACAGCATTACCACTAGATGCTGTAAAACTAGCAAACCCATCAAAATTGTTTTTTGTACTATCTACAGAACCAGTCATTGTGTATGTTAAACCATGGTTATCGTCTGTAGAATCTTTTGTATTAATTACATATTTACTTGCATCAGGATCAAATAATATATCATTTACATCACTAGCTGTATTATCTCTTCCACTTTCAACTTGTGTCATTGTTCCTGCTGTAATTTGTGTTCCACTTCCTGTAATATCTAAAGGTAAAAATTTTAGTTTGTTGCTATCGTTGCCATCTCTTACTAAAATAACTAAATTTTCATCTATAGTTGTACCTACATCACTAGTTGCTATAGCTTTATGAAATAAAGTAGCATTTACAGACAAACTAGCACTTCCATACCAAGGATTTGTACTAAACTGAGGTCTAACAAGATGTCCATATAATGCACTACCTCTATAGTGTATAACAGCACTAGCTTCAAGACTAGGTATGTAAGCACTTACAAGAGTAGTTGATATACTAGTATTACCATAATCAGCATTTTCTTCACTTGACCATGATAAGGCATTAGTTCCTGCAGTAATAGTTCCTTGTTGTATTTTCATTTTGCTTGAATCTCCAGGATCTTTATAAAATGCTAAAGTTTTGTTTACTTTTGGATTAAAGTGAGCACTAGCTAATTCAACATTGTTTGAAGAATTTAAAAATTCTTCACTACCATAAGCTACAGTATTAGTAGTTCCTCCTGTAATTTGTGCAACAATTCCACCACATTTTTCTGGACTAGCTTCTGTAAAAAATACTATTAAACATCTTGCTTGGTCTGAATCATACACTACAGTTTGTTGTCTTACTTGAGAAGAATGATATGTTGCTGCTGTTCCAAAAGCTACAGTATTACTAGTACCTCCTGTAATTGTAACAACTCTAGCCCAACCCTTATACGATCCATCTGAACTGGTATTATAAACAACAAGACCTCTATCTACTCCTTCATCATAAGTAGCGTCTATGTTAAAAGCACCATTAATATAAGTTGAGGTAAACGCTACAGGAGTTCCCCAAGTAATAGCACCAGTTCCACTACTATATTGCCCAACAACACCTTTACCATATCCACTATTGTCTGAGTCAGAATAAAAAGCAACATATCTATCAGTATCAGGATCATACATAGTTGCACCATACTCTACATCACCTGTATAAAAAGAATTAGTTTTTGTGGCTGATATTACTGAACCTACAATAGGTTTAATTTTACCAGAGGTAGTATTTATCTCAATAGGATCACCTGCAGTAATTGCACCGTCTGCCTCTGCATAAAAATCAGATTCTTCTTCTTGTAGTTGTATTTGTGTGGCTGATACAGCCGTGCCTAAAAACTGTAATCCTCTTGCATTACCTGCTAAACCTATAGCACCTGCACCATTTGTAAATATTTTAGAACCTACAGTAAGAGAAGAATGTCCTTCAGATATACCACCAGGTATAACTATTTTACCTGTAGCACCATCTGATATTGCAGCAGCAGATACTCCTAAATAATTATCTTTAGTTAGAGGAGTTTCTAATGGATAATATAATGTAGAAATACTTAATTTTTGACTATTATCTGTATCTCTAGTAGCAACTACAGTGCCTTTACCTGCACCAAAAGCTGCTGCACCAGATTGTAATTGATTGTCATTAGTGCTTATCACTGCTGCACTACTAACACTAAATGATGATGCACCTGAAGTAATAACTCTATAAGTAAGACCATCTGAAGTGTGGTCATCATCACGATAAACTGCAATTATTTTTGATGCGTCTGAGTCATATACAACATCTAAATAAGAACTTGAAACTGCTGTATAATCATTAATAGTGCCTTCACCTGCAAAAGATATACTATTTGTACCACCACCTGTAACAGTGCCAATAATACCTTTTGTAATACCATCTGTTGTATTATGATAACCCACAAACACTTTATCGTTTGCAGTATCATAAGTTGCTGTTAATCCATCTACAGCATCAGTACCACTAAATACAACATCTGAGCCTATAGTAACTGTTGGTGAACCTGTTGTGCCTGAAGATTGTATAACATTTGCAGTACCATAATTTGAATTGCTATCGTCTCTATAAGCCACTACTGTTCTGCTTGTATCAGGGTCATACACAACATCAAATTCGTTGTGGTGTATTGAACCATTTGTAGCAATAGTAGATGTTGCACCTGCTGTTAGACTACCACCTGAAGTTGTATAATAAGGTTTAACTTTAAATAACCATGCACCAGTGCTTTGATTGGAATTAAATAGTAATAAATAATTAGAACTTATATCGTAAGATAATTTTATGCCTAACTCATTAGACCATGTAATACTTGTATCAGTTGGAGTTGCTACTGTTATAGCTGTTCCAGATATACTTAAACTTGTAATCATTATGTTAGCTGAATTTCTAGCCCATGCAGCCCATACTTTACCATTACCAACAGCTATACCTATTTCTCTATTACAAGCGTTAGATTCTAAAACAACAGGTGTACCCCAAGTTATAGTTCCTTCAGACCATGTACCTGCAACTGCATGAGGATAATCAGAACCTGCTGCATTTTCATAAACAGCAACAAAAGTTTCTGACGTAGAATCATAAACTATGTGTGCTTCACCATCTGAACTTACTGTGTCTGAATCGTCCATAGTTGTAAAAGCAACTGAAATGTCACTTCCAATACTCTCAGCAATTTGTTTTGCCTTACCTGCAGCAGTTCGTACAACTGGTTTTCTAATAGCTATAGCACCATCTGCAACTAAGTCGACAGTTCCGCCACCACCTGCATCAGCCCAAGATAAAGTATTAGAACCATCCGTTTTAAGAACTTGATCGGCACTACCATCTGCATTAGGCAATACCCATACTTCATTAGAACCTATAGCATCAGGAGCTTTAAAACCTACATAGTTTGCACCATTAGCTGCTAATTCTTGGAATCTTAATTCTGTACCATTTCCTGCACTAGTACCATGCGGTGCCATACTAACACCACCTGCAGCTACTACGGCTGTAGTATCATTTCCGTCTTCATCATACTCTATGCTTAAATTTTGATCTGAACCAAGATAAATTTTCTTATCATCTGCAATATATAAATCACCCCATTCAAGAGATGTGCTACCTAAGTCTGCACCACCTGAAGCATCAGGTACGACTGCAGTAGAAGCAGTAATTGTAGTACCTTCTATAGTACCTGCTACAGTTAAAGCACCAGAAGCCAGAGTCATTAGGTCTGTATCATCTGTATGACCTATAGTTGTACCATTAATTAATACATCATCTATATCTAAAGAACCACCAGATATTAAACCTGTTGTTGTTATGTTAGAAGAGCCTGTATCTATAGTGCCAAATCCTGAAGTTATAGAGCCTCCATCTAAAGCACCTACTGAAGTAATATTTGTTTGAGCAGCAGTTGTTAATGTACCTGCAATATCACCAAAAGCTACATTACCTGCTGTACCACTAAATACTTCTGAAGAATTTGTAGCATCAGCAATAAATGTAAATGCACTTGCAGAATCATCATAACCAAAGAAACCTACTTTAGCTGCAGAACCTGTATGGTATCTAAACTCAATACCTCTATCTTTGTTATCATCAGAACCAGGAGCAGTATCTCCACCTAATGTAAAGATAGGATCATCTATAGTTACTGTAGTAGAGTTTACAGTTGTTGTAGTTCCATTAACAGTAAGATCACCTGTTACAGCTAAATTACCTGCAGCAGTGGCATTAGCACCACTAAATGTTAGTGCAGTAGTAGTGCCTGATTTAATAATTAAATTACCTGAAGTATTAGTAGCACTACCGAATGTAGTACCATCATCTTTAAAGAATACATCTCCTCCCCCAGCGTCTAGAATAACGTCTGTAGTAGCATCTAAAGTTAAATCACCACCAGAATCTATTTCAGCAATAACAGGAGTTGTTAGTGTTTTGTTTGTTAAAGTGTCTGTTGTAGCTTTACCTACTAATGTATCTGTAGCCGCAGGTAAAGTTAAAGTAACGTTACCTGAGTAATCTGAGTGTGCTGCAGATTGTAATTGTGTATAATGAGCATTACTTGATTCACAATAAAATTTAATATTAGAAACAGAGCCACCATTTTTAAGAACGATTTCACCTGTTTGTATATCTACATTACCATCTATTCTTACAACACCTGTTCCATTTGGTGAAAGAGCTATATTACCATTAGATGTAGAAACTAAAGCATTACTATTTACATCTAAATCACCACCTAGTTGTGGAGTTGTATCTTCTACAACATTAGATATAGCACTTGATGTAGCAAGACCTGATACTAAAGTAGATCTAGCTACTCTTTTTAATCCTCCACCAGAAGTATCTACAGCAAGCAATACATCATCACTAGCAATACTAGTTATTTCAGCTAAATCACCAACAGCAGTAGGCTCAAAGTCTGTGCCATCTGCAATAAGAAGTTTACCTGCAGTATTAGAAGCCATAGCTAATGCACCATTTAAGGTAAGTGTACTACCATCAAATGTAAGATTAGCTTCACCATCTAATTGTGTTGTGGTTGAAGCTACAGTTACTAGTTCATTTTCTGTAGCATTGTTTATAGTAGTGCCTGTATCACTAGCCCATGATATAGTTCCAGAACCATCTGTTTTAAGAATTTGGTTAGCTGAACCATCTGATGTTGGTAGTGTTACAGAAGTAGTACCAAAACCTATTGCATCAATATATGCAGTACCATCAACATATATATTTTTTATTTCTGCACTAGATGTACCAATATCTACTGTATTATCAGTTACAGGAACTAATGCACCTGCACTATTTAATTCTAAATACTCTGTTAGAGTACCATTTAAAGATGTAGAGAAAACTATTTTAGCATCTTGTGTTGATGCTGTTGCAGTAAATGATTGTTCTTTTTTAACTGCTATTTTAGCAGCATCTACTGTATTACCACCTGTATCTTCTAAATCAAATCTAAGAGAAGCTATGCCTGCAGTACTTGCAGCGTCACTTTCGTTTCTAAGAACAAGAGCTACAAACTCTCCATCAGTGTCTTGTGTAGATACTGTTGATGCACTGCCTACAGGTTTAAATGTAATATTTTCTCCAGAACTACCAGTAAAGTGATAGCCATTTACATTTATAATACCTGCTAGTTGTGTAAGACCTTCAGCCGAAGCAATAGAATCATCTACATATACTTTTCTTGCAGCATCACCATCGGCAGTAGGTGCGGCAAGACCAGTAACTTTATTACTACCCATAGCTAAATCGCCACTCATTGTAGTAGCAGCAAGAGTATCTATATTAGCCGTACCATCAATATATAAGTTTTTAAATTCTAAAGAGGATGTACCTAAGTCAATATCATTATCTGTAACTGGTTTAATAGCACCATCAGCAAAAGTAACTTGAGCAGTACCTCCTGCAGTAAATGACATTTCATCTGTACCTGAGAAGTATAGACCTTGGTTTGTATCACTAGCATTTGTAATAACAGGAGCAGAAGCTGATCCATCTGGTAATGTTAATACGCCTGCACTTAATGTAGCACCTACATGTACTTCAAGAGTATCAATGTAAGCAGTTCCGTCTATGTAAAGATCTTTAAATTCTAGTGAACTAGTTCCTAAATCAATATCACTATCTGTTACAGGAACGATTGCACCATCTTGTATTCTTATTTGTTCTACTGCAGAAGAAGATACCTCTACAAAGAAACCATGTCTATTATTAGATGTGTCAACAACTATTTTATTTAGTGCATCTACATCTGCTATTAATCCTACATAAGCACCTTCTGTAGATGTGCCATCGTGATTATGGCCTCCACTAAATGCGAATGCTGCTAACAGTGCGTCAAACTCACTATTCAGTGGGGCTGCTGTGATTGTTTCCCCATCTGCAATACTACTTGAACTTTGTCTTGCGTATCCTGCCATTATCTTACTCCTGCCTCTCCATATTGTACTGCAAACCCAAAAATGGTATACGGATTTGCAGATGCTGTTGTAACAAACTTAAATTGTATAGCGTGTCCTGAACCTTGTATGGCTTGTCGTATTACTGGTTTAGTAGCACCACCATACACAAAACCTGCTGTATTGTAAGTTGTTTGCGTATCTCTATATTCTGCATAACCACCTGATGAACTTATAGCATAATCATCAGGACTAGAATAATCAGAATCTAACCAATCATAATCTGCTGTTACTAAGAAATTATTATCTCCTTCAGGTCTTGTAAATACAGTTATCTGTGAAAATATTTTTCTCTGTTCTGTATTACCAAAATCTAAATAAGGAGATTGAAATACAGCAAAAACATTGTCATCTTGAAATGTTCCTCCCTGTTCTTGCCTATATACGTAACCACTATGATCTCCATGTAGTACGTATTCATCATCTCCTATGTAACCGCTAACTGCACAATTAGCTTGAAAACCTCTTAACTCACTAAATTCCCAACCTGTCCTTTGATCTGATGTTCTAAGAGCTCCTAAAAATCCAGTTGTATTTTTTGCTGTTAAAGTGCTTTTACCAAATAAATATCTAAACTGTGATTTTTCTCTTACTACTGTAGCACATAATTGGTTATAATTAAAGTCCGTATCTATTAAATTTAATGTTTGTTGTATGTTTTTAGATATAGTAGCTAATTCAATATCACCTATTCTTTCTGTTGCTTGGATAGTTCTTATACCATCTGGTGCTAAAAATAATACATCACCACCTATCTCTACTATACTATCACTTGATATACATCCAACACTGTTAGATACTTCTTCTATAACAAAAGAATTTATACTATCTCCTGTTAATTTTCTTATGTTTGTTTTTCCAAATATATAAAGAGCATCTCTAAATCTCTTTAATCCCATTATGTCAAAACCTACATTTATACTTCCTGCACCACTTGCTGCTGTAAAATCACTATCACTATTGGGTGCAGTGAATACAAGCAATTGTGGTTTTTGACTCATGCCTGCAAAAAATATTCTGTTTTTATATACTTCTGCAAACGCAGCGTTATCTACATCTGCTGAACCATTTAGTTTTGTCCAACTTGTCGTAACTAATCTCATTGGATAATTAATACCATCCGTTAATATTAAAGATTTGTTACCTGTTATTGAATGGTTTAACCCTCTAACTCTAATTACACTTGTCGCAGATTGACCAGATGTCAAACTTGTTGTTGCCCACCCTGATCCTGAAACATATTTAAGAACATCATAATCTGTTCCTGATGCTTCTTTTCTTGCAGCATATATTGCATCATTATAAATAAATAGTCCTAATGCTGCTCCTGTTCCTGCAGGTCTGTCATATGATGCATCTAAATATTTGTAACCACTTATTCTTCTGTAGCCACCATAAGGTGACACTTCAAAATTAACAAGTCTTGTAGCAGAACCTGGTGCTGTATCACTAAGTGTTAGAAAGTCTTCGTTAGTGTATAAGCCTCCTCTACAAGGTATCTTTGCTACTGCTAATCTATCAGTCATTGATCACATGCGATACTCTAGTATCCCTCATTCGTATATAACGATTTATTAAGATAGTTCGCATTTTTTCTATACCCTCATCAAAGTTTCTTTTTGACAATGCAGCTAATTCTGCATTATCTCGCATCATATACAAATGATATATAGCTCCATCAATCAAAGTGTTCTTAAATTGTTCTGAAACTTCTGGAACATCTGTAGCTAATGATAATTCTGTTGCTGTTTTAAAGTATGTGTATTTAATTACATATGCTTTATCTGGTGTTGGGCTTACACCCAATTTATAATCTGGTGTTAGATAAACATATTTAGGAGTGTCGTAGTCTCCTGAGTCTCTTTGTTCATCTTTTTCCATATATCTATCTATATATTCTTGATAGGAAAGAGGAATCAAATGTGTTTCTTTTACATTTAAATCGTCATTTCTATCTATTAATACTGTATCTATATCTATACTTAAAAACCCTGTGGTTAAAGAATATTCTTTTGTTCCTGCTGTAAGTGTTTGACTTGTTGTAGCATAGGAAAAAGGCCACTCTTGTTCGGACATGAATATGTCTCTTTGAGAACTATTAACTGCATCTTTTGCTAAACCTTGTATTCCAACAGCAGATGCAAAAGTTGAACTAGTTAATTGAACCTCATTGATTCTTTTTAATGTTTCATTTGTTATATCTAAATAAGTATATGCCATATTTTATTTGTAGGGGAAACGGTACATACCTATCTCCCCTACTCCTAAGTAGTAATTTATGCTAATAAATCTCTATCTACTTCATCTCTTCCTGTTTGTTGGGAAGAAATATCTAGACAGACTGCATAAAGTCTCAGTACTCCACTAACACAGTTAGTATCAGTTGCAGAAATAGTCACATCAATAGTGTCTGCACTTGATTGCAGAGCAGTAAATGTGTTTGCTGCTCCTGTGTTGATGATGTTAGCTTGACCGTTAGAACCTGCTGCGAGGTAGCCAGTTGATGTTAAGTCACCACCGTCTACGATGTCATCTCCTCCTGCAAAATCAATATCTGCAGCAGCAGAGCCACCTGTAAAAGCAGTAGTTACGTTAGCACCTGCTGTTACTACAATAGTATTAGCAGGAACTTCTAGTAATTGAAAGACATCACCACTAGTAACATTGGAAAAAGTTCCATCTGAAACTAGTTTAGCAATATCTAATTCTTTTTCTATAACGTAAGCACCTGGGTTTACACTAGCAGGAAAATTGGTGTTTGAGTCAGCACTAACGCCTGTAGTGGATTTAGCTGTTAAGTCATAAGTTGCCATAAGTTAATCTCCTTTACGCTGCGTTATATTTAGCTGTCACAATGCCTTCAGGTCTAAGTATCTTTCTTCCATACATCTGCATTCCTCTGACGATGTCAGCGAATGAATCAGGATCTCTGTAAGATTCTACTTTATTGATCTGAGAAGCAGTAGCAACTGCTGAACTATGTCCACCAACAATCGCACCATAGTTAGAATTTTGGTTTGCTGAACCAGAGGTTGCAGGACCAGTTCCAACTGAAGGTAGGTTGCTTGAAACATATACATCGAATCCATGTAGTTGTCCAACTGCTAGACCACTTTCTAGATCACCTTTATTTCGGTAATCATTGTTAAGTAATCTTGAGTCTTCGTCTGCAAGTAATTCAATGAACACTGGATCTACTACGAGCCATCTTCCGTCTTTATCAACTTGTTGTTGATCAAGAAGTCTAGCCATTCTAGCAACAACCTGTAAAGGTGTGGCTGTAGCAGTTGCAACTGATGTTGCACCTGGTAGCCTAATTGCTAGTGGGATTGAATGATCCCCTGCTGAAGATGTAGTAATGTTTCCAAAACTACTTTTAATCAGCTTCATGGAAGAAAGAAGTTCATCTGTTCCTGCAGTGCCAACAGCTTTAGTACCAGAAACGACATCGTTTACTGCTCCTGCTGCTGCGCTTAAAGAGGATTGTTTATATCCAGATAAATATCCTAAAACTTCTTGGTCATATTGATCACGGAGTCGATAGCCTGCACGATCTGATGCCATGCTTTCAAAGTTAATATGAGAATGAGCTTCCTCAATGTCATCTACTTTAAAAGCAAAGTAATTTGCCTGGTCAACAACTAAGCTGAAATCCTCATCGTCTAAATCTTGTGGAACGATTTGAGTACCTCTAGCGTATTCTTTAACTGTTATTTCAGGCTCTTTGATGATACGAACTGTGTCACCAAAGTTTGCAATTTCTCCAAAGTAGTCATTATTAGTAATTGACTCAGAAACAGAACTCTTACGAAATGCTTGCTGAACCTTTTGACTGTAAATGACTGGAGAGAAATTACCATTAGGTAGGTTTTGATAACCTGACGCTACTTTAAAGGCCATTTTGTATCTCCTATAATATAATTAAGGGCCAACAAACGATAACTCGACATCGTAAGGGCTGATGAGTTTTATGGGTGTCTATGCCTAGAGGCCATAACATCAGGTAGCCTGAGTTGAATTTCGTTTGATAAAATGTAGGGTGGGAAAATGTCAAACGTATTTGACAACATTCGGCCTACTACGAGTGTAGTATATATGTAACATATATATACAAAAAATAGGTTTTGTCAACCTATATCTACTGTCTAGCAGCTCCGCTTATATCATAAACAAAACTACCAGAACGAATTGCATTAGCTATATTTTCTTCATTAGCTTCATATTCTTGTGCTGTCATCTTAGCTACATCTGATTCTTTAATAGATTCACCTATTGAAGCATTATCAGAAGGCTGTGATCCACCTTTAACAGAAACATTTTGAGCAGCTGACTTAGAAGATTTTCTTTTCTTCTTAATACCTTTATCTGCTTTATACAAATCTATAGCACGTGCTGCAGCTTTTGCATCTGTTTCGTTATCATATAATGCTTTTTGAATGTAATCAGGTTGTTCTTCTGCCCAATCATGGAATGATGGATCGTTTCTAATTTCTTCAAAATCAGGATGTATTGATAATAATTCTCTTTCAGCTAAATCTCTAGATGATTTTAATTCTTTTTGAGTTAGATTTTCTAATCTATCTTCAATGTTTTTATTCATCTCTTTTGATTTCTTAATAGCAATTGTTTCAATAATCCTAGCAACATCAGGATACTCAGCAGACCATGCATCTAATTCTTCATCAGTCTTAGGTAGCTTAATCTGTTTTTCTGTAGCTTGTGATAACTGTTGCTTTAATGCAGCAATTTCTTTATCTTTATCATCTGCTTGTTTTTGAGCATGTCTTCTAAGATCTCCATATCTTTTCTTAAAAGACTCCTCTTCTGGAGTAGCAGCTACTTCTTCTACTTCTTCAGTAGCAAGACCGTTAGCTTCTTCTCTAGCTTTTAATTCCTCTTCGGCAGCAAGTTCTTGAGCTGTTGGCTCTAGTCTTTTATACCTTGTAGGTTTCTTCATTATTGTGTCACCTGTTTTTTCGTCTTTGGTAACTTTGACTTCTTCGTTAGTTTCTGACATTTTAGTCTCCTTGTATCAGGGCAACCAGTAGCTGTTTACACAGGGTGATCGGTAGCCAATACGCAAAAGTTACATACCTTGATAACTAAATCCTTGGTATTGATTTTGGTTATGAACAGGTTTAATCTTATCATATAATGTAAGAACAACTGCTAATTCTTCACCTGTAACTTTTGCAAACTCTTTCTGTTGAAATCCTTGTAGTATATTTCTTTCTTGTTCAGTTAATACTGCTTTATTATTTGATCCTGCCATTGCAGGTTTATATGTACTTAAAACATTTATCTTATCACGATATTCACCTATCTTATCAAATGTTGCATAACCTTCTCCACCTGCAGCTTTATCGGCTAATGCAAACATAGTAAGAACATTTACATCATCATTAATTTGATCCATTAATTGTGTGACTGAATCTTCTCCTCTAAACCCTTTTCCTACTTGTCCTGGACCATGTAGTAACTGATAATCAAGATCTTTTTTATGGTATTTGTACATACCCAATTCATCATAGCCTTCAACATAACCATAACGAAGACCTTCTCTATTGCCTACATCGATAAATAATTCTCCACCTATATTAATCTCTAAAGATTCTTCTAAAGAATTAACATATGATCCTATAGTAGCAACTATGTCTCTAGCACCATTAATATTTTCATCGCTTCTTTTTCTAGTCCAAAAACCACCTGATAGAATATCATCTGCATTATATTCTGGATTATCAAAGTTATATGCAGCTTCCCCTACTTTATTAGAAGGAGGGCCACTAAACATTTGCACTAAGCCTGCAGCTAGTGCTACATAACCTAAGACAGTTATTGCACCACCTAATGCTGTGCCTGTTGCTGTTTTTGCTGCTGCTGCTCCACCAAATACTCCACTTTGTGCTAACACTCCTGTTGAGTATCCTAGTCCTGAAACATTTGCAACACTAGGTCCATTTTCTATAATATCATATAGTGATAATCCTGCACCAAAAGCTGCTAAACCTGTTCTCCAATTCCATACACCTTGTGATCCTGTTGTTACATTAGCTGTAGAACCTCCTTGTGCTTTTGCAGCATCAAATGCTTCACCAAATGAATTGTACGCTTCTCCGTTAAAAATATATTTTCCATCTACGAGTGATATTTGGGATGTAATAGAATCTGCTCCTGCTCCTGCTCCTGCACCTGTTCCTGCACCTGCACCTGCACCTGCTCCACCACTAGGACCTGTATATCTTATGGCTAGTTTACCATCTTTAAACAATTGCCAATTATCAGGATTAAATACTTCACCAGTAAATATATTTTCTCTTGCCCAATTAAATGCTTGTGATGTTATTTTTCCTTGATTAAATAGTAAATCTAATGCTCCTATAGTTAAGCCTGCTTTTGCATAAGGAGTTAACTCATCTATTATTTTATCGCCTAAATCTTTTTTATCTCCTCCACCTGTTCCTTTATCTACACCAAAGCCAGGTAAGTTAGGATCACCTGTGTAATCACCACCTACAATGTTTTGTGTTCTAGGACCTTCTGCTGTTATTTTTGTATCAGGCATAGTTACCCTATACTCTTTTCTTTCAGGTGTTATCATAGTGCCTTTAGTAGGATCATCTCTGTCAGGTATAGTTCTAGATCTACCTCTACCTGGTCTAATGATAGGCATAGGATCAACAGGTAATGTACGAAGGTCATCTCTAATCTCCATTTTTGGATCATATCGTGCTCGCATATCTGTTATTGTTTTATCTTTATCAACCACACCACCTTCTTGTAGATTTACACCTCTACCCATAAGAATGTCTTTGCGTGTTACTTTACCATCACCACTTATATCAGGAAAGCCACCATCTTTAGCTGTTAACATTTTAACAGTTTGTACTTTTACATCACTATCGTCTTTATCTTTTTCTTTGTCTTCCTCTACAGGAATACCATTCTCATCAACTTTCTTTAGTTGGCCTTCATCTTCTAATCCTTCTAAACCTAGTAGAGCTGATTGACGTAAAGATTCATAAGTAGACAAACCATGATAGCGAACTACATTAGCAGGTACAACTAATTCCCCCTCAGATATCTGAGCAGGTATATCATCAGCTACTTCTTTTTCTGTAGCACCAAGTGTATCATCATTGTTTTCAGTTAGTCCGCCTTCTTCTAGCCCTAACTTCCTAGCATCTTTATTTCTTTCTAATGCAGCATCTCTTTTTTGCTCTGGCGTTTGTATTTTTCTTTCAGGCAACATTTCTGTTGCGTCACCAAACATAGAATCAATATAATCTAAAGCATCAAAAGATTGTAATATATTATTTCTTATTTTAATACGATCTTCAACAGCTTTATCTAGAGAGTCATATCCTTTTACTAATCCTTGGTCTATAGCTTCTTTATTTAAATTAAGTATATCTGTTGGTTCGGTTAATTGTGATTGAGTAGTAGGATCATATGAAGGTAGTACATAAGTTTTTCCTTTATGCTCTACTTCAGACAATAACATAGTGGATACCTTTGGTCTTCCCTCTTCATCTTCTGATATTAAAGCCTGTTGATTCTCAAGAACATTGTTATGATAATTCTGTAAATAGTTTTGATTTTCTATAAATAAAGGAGATGTATCATCATTTTCTTTTACAGGTATTACACCTTCTTGAGCAAAGAGTCTTTGCGTATCTTTATATTTATCTAACAAATCTTCTGGGTTGTTTAATTTAGCAACATCTACATTGGTATCTTTTTTACCTCCTGTAGCATCTTTTATAGCTTTCTGTTTTATGTCTTTTTTCTTTTGTTCTTGGTTTACACTAGCGTTTCGTAAAGCATCGTTGGGATTATTGCCCATTACATTAGCTTGTTGCTCACTGATTGTTGCTGTTGGATTTTGCATCTTTTGCCTCTTTCGCTTTCTGATTTACTTCATCCCTCAAAGTAGCAAATCTCTGTA